CGAACACGTGCCCACCCACAGCAGCCTGCGGGGCAGTGAAGCCGTCACCGCGGTGGTCTGACCGCCCGCCTTTACAATGCGCCCGTCCCGCCGCCATAGTTCATGGGGTGGATTTCATAGGGTAGCGGCGCCAGCTGTATCACTTCTGTACCACCCGCCAGAGAATCACAGCGGCAGCGGTCTCCCCACAAACGCAAAAAGGCCCGCCAGCCCTTGCGAGCTGGCGGGCTTGAAATGCCGGGAGTCCCTGATCAAGAACCCGGCGGAGACAACTGCGAAGTCGTCAATCTGGCGCCGTGAGCCTCACCGCGGCGTCGTACCTGGCTTGGCATTCGGCGAGCTGGATGCGGAGCCCGTCGGCGCGCTCAGACTCCCCGACAAGAAGCTCTGCATCCGGTCGGTAAAGCTGGGCTCCGGTGCAGGCCACTGGACCGCTGGCACCGCCGGGCACTGCACCACCACCGGGGGCGGGGCGCTGGGGGCGGTTGCGCAGCTGGCCACGCAGATCGGCAACAACACGAGCAAGAGCGTTTTTTTCATCGGTGGCTTTCTGGGTGGTGGTCTCTATGGCTTCGGCGTGGTCGCGCTCGCGCGCCCGGTGGCCGGCTTCGGCCAGGCGGGCGACTTCGGCGCGGGTGGCTTCCTGCGTGGCGGTGCTGGCCTTGAGTTCGGACAGCTCCAGGCGGGCGCTGTCGCGCTGGTGGGTGGTGGTGCAGTTGGTGGCGATGGCGCCGGCGACGATGGCGGCCCAGATCCAACCGGGCACGATGCCGGCCAGCGCAGCCAAGGCCCTGAGCAGGCCGGCGATCATGGGGCACCCCACCAGCTGGCCAGCGAGCCGATGGCGCCGATGATGCAGACCACGGCCACGGCCAGAGCGACGTTCTGAAACAGCGCGGCGCCGCGCTCAACGAGGCGGCGGTCTTCTTCGGGTTCGGTGCTCCAGTTCATGCCAGCTCCTGTATGCCGAGCTGGGCGCCGGCGTCGGTGATGGTGATCACGCGGTTGCTCGGTTTCTCGGGGATGCGGGTGGACACGTGCACCCACTGCTTGCCCTTGACGCCCTCCAGGATGAGCTGGCCGATGCCGAGCACGCTGACCAGTGGCGCCAGGGTCTTGGCGATCTGGTAGGGCGTGCCGAAGCGGGGCGCGATGATGTCGGCCGCCTGGCCGCTCATGTGGTCGCTGCTGGTGACGCCGCCCACGGCGCGGTTCAACGCGGGGCCACGGTAGCCGCTGGTGACGATGACGGGGGCGTCCAGCGTGGTGCGCACGCGCTCCAGCATCTCGGCCGTGCCCTGCAGGCGGCGCAGCGCCTCGGGCGTTGGGATGTTGGCCAGGTGCAGGCGCGTGGCGGTGCTGCTGGCGATGAGTTCGGCGAGGGTGAAGTGGGGGGAGAGTTTGACGGTGGTGTTCATGGTGGTGGATCAGCCTTCTTTGACGCGGGTTCGGACAATGAGGGTGGCGAAGCCGGTGAGCACGAGCACCTCGGCCAGCGTGGGGCGCTCCAGGCGGGCCAGGTGGCCGCCGGCGTCTGGCGGGAAGCCCATGGCGAGCAGCACGGGCGCGGCCATGGAGCCGGCGGCTCCCAGGGCGAGCAGGAACCAGGCGATGGCTTTGAGGCATTCGGTGCAGCGCTCGCGGGCTGTCAGGCCGCGCTGCAGCACCGATGTGCGCTCCAGTTTGTTGATCGCTTCGGCCACGACCACGAGGCCGGCCAGCGCGTGCAGGATCTGAAGCGTGGTACTCATGCTGCGGGGCCTCCTGCGGACGGCTTGGCGGGCGTGCTGGCATCGAAGCGGTCGATCGCACGGCGCAGAACCCGCTGGGCACCGGCGCCCACGGCGAAGGCGCCGCCGAGCAGCAGCGAGTCGGGCAGGTTGGCCGCCAGCAACGCCAGCGGGGTGATGTAGCCCGCCGTGACGCTGCTGGCCAGCGCCACGAACAGGCGCATGAAAGTGGCCTTGACCAGGTGCCGCCAGGTGTCGCCCTCGGCGGGCACGCTGTTGAGCAGCACGATGGCCACCAGCGCACCCGAGAACCCGGCCACGAGCACGTCGGGGCGCAGGCCCAGGTTGACGCCGAACGCGGTCAACATCGAGACGGCTGGCGGCGCTGCGAGCAGCATGGCGGCGGACGGGGTGATTGGCTCAGGCATGTGGCTCCTTATTCCTCGATCATCAAAACGGCGAGCTCTGGTGCTGGGCCGTCCACGGCGCCGGAGCGGATGAAAACGCGGTCGTCCACCGCCGCTGTGCCGCGCACGCGCTCGGTGCCGCCGCCGGGCAGCTCCACGGTGACGGTGCCGTCGGCGCTGTGCACGGCGGTGACGTTGCCCACGCGCAGGGGGTCCTGGGGCAGCAGCTGAAGCAGCGCCCGGTAAACGTTCATGGTCATGGCGGAGGCCCTAGGTGGTGAGCAGGTGGCGCTCGATCTGCACGGTCTGGCGCACCTCTTTGCCGAACGCTGCGGAAGCGCTCACGCTGCGCACGCGACCGCGCCAGGGGGTGCTGGTGTTGATCTGCACGAGCTGGCCCACGTCCAGGATGCCGGGCTGGCCCACGCCCGTGAGCACGGGCATGCTGAGCTGCACCAGGTGCTTCGGCCCGCTGGCGCCGACGATGGAGCGCCCGCGCCAGCGCGCCACCTCGGCGGCCGTGATGAGCGCGCCAGTCACCGGGGCGGCCAGCTTGTCGCCAGCTGTGCCGCTGCGCTTGTATTGCGCGAGCACGCCCTGCGTGGTGCCACTGACCCAGACGGCGTTGATGTCGGCGCCGTCGCGCCGCTCGATGGCGGTGGTGACGATGGCATCGGGCGCAAGCTCCACGTCGGGCACCACGTCGGCCTCGTACCAGTTCCACGGCCCGCCGGTGAGGCCGCCGGGGAAGTCGGGATACGGGTGGCGCGCGAGCAGCGTGGCGGCGGTGCGGTGGCTCTGCAGGTAGCCGCCCGCCTCTTCCACGATCGCCTGAACGGCGGCCAGCGGCGTACCGGTGTGGCTCCAGGCGCCGGCGGGCACCAGCCAGTCGGTGATACCCCAGTCAAGCGCAAGGCCGGTGAATTCGAGCGCTTCCAGCGCCAGCTGCTGCGCGGTGCGAGCCGAGGTGTTGAGGCGGCTGGTCTCGCGGGCGGTGGGCGATGCCTGCAACGCGGTGGCGCTGCGCCCGGCCAGTCGCACGCTGCGGCGGCCAAATGCTTCATCGTGCTGCAGGCTGTCGACGATGAAGACGAACTGCAGGCCGTCCAGCGTGATGCGGATCGAGGTGGGCAAGCCCGAGCTGGGCGCCAGCGCATCGAAGGCCGACACGGGCGCGCTCGCCTGGAAGGTCCAGCCGAAAGAGCCCGGGTCAGCGCCGAGGCTGACGTCGAAGATCGGGATCTCGGTGAGGTCGGGCAGGCGGTGGGCCTGGAGGCTGTGGACGGTCATGTAGTACCTCGCGGGGAGGATGTAGAGGGGGGCCGATGGGCCGACCTGGCCGCGCACGCAAATGAACACCAGGCGCCCGTCGCCAGCAACCAACGGAGCGACGAATTCCAGCCGCCCCAGCGTCGCCGGGTCGTAACACGGCTCCTGCTCGGGCGGCTGCGGCTGGACGACGACGGACAGGCCCGCAGGCGGGCGGCGGGCGTCTTGCCAGTGGGCTGCGATGCGGTGGCCGGTGGGCAGGGCCGCGCCGCTGCTGTGCAGCACCTGGTGCCGCAGGGCCTGGGCGCTGCCGGTGCCCTGCCAGCGGACGGCGGCCACGTTGCGCAGGCGAATGGCCTCTTGCCAGCGGGCGAGCAGCACGGCGCGCTGCGCCTGGGCGTCTTGCCACCGGGCCGCAACGCTGCCGCGCAGGCGCTGGGCCTCTTGCCAGACGACGGCCGCGGCGTGGCGCTGGGCCTCGGCGTCTTGCCAGCGGGTGCCGGTGCGGCTGTTGAGCGGTTGGCTGTCTTGCCAGTGGGCGGCAGTGCGGGCGGCAACGGTCTGGCCGGTTTGCCAGCGGGTTCCGGTGCGGGTAGTGATGATCTGGGCGTCTTGCCAGTGGGTGCT